CACTTGTCCTTTGTGGTTGGCTTCCAATCCCAACCCTTAGCAGCAACCATTGCTTCAGTGTGAGATTTCAAATCATCACGAAAGAAAACCAACATGTACTGCTCAAAGCTAAAATTATTCCGGTACATAGAAGCGTACATTGCAGCCAACCAGTGAACGAGAGCCTGGTCCAAAGCACCAGTAAAGAAAACCTCATCACTCAGAGTATGAGCTTTCTTAAGGGCTTGTCTTGCCGTATTTCTCAAAGGGTACTTGGAACCTTGAGGAGCATAGACAGTGAAGCAGCGAAGTTTGCTCTTAAGCTGATTTGGACAATTGGGACCACACCAAATAAGAACACGGGTGTCATCAGAAGACAGCTTCATTGATTCTTTGACAGTTATAATATTCACCCCAGGAGATATTACACTGGAAGCATCTCTAATGATGACAATCTCAGGTTCTTCTCTTTCAAAGATAGAGGCCACAGTTCCACCAGATAACCAAGCTCTCTCCAATTCTTCAAAAGAATACGTATCAGGTCTTGGAACACGACGCCGAGAACAAATATCCAGGAGGGAACGACGCCATTTCACATACAGATCCTTATCCCCATAATGGAAAAGTTCACGCAGAAAACCCTCTACATTATTTTGGGTAGCAACTTCATTCGACATGTTAGTTTCTCTAACCCAATGTAATGTTTCAGTAAGGGAAAGCCAGGCAAGAGGAGCGAGATAACGATCTCCATAGGGGAGAAAACGCCTTTTGAGAAAATCACACTTATCTGGTTCATTAAAATCTGGAAGAATCTCTTTGTTCTTATCGGAACCATCCTTAAGTGTGAAACCAAAACCATGGAGAAAAGCAGCTAAAGTGCGCAAATTAAAAGCAGAGGCAGCAACACTCTTCACGCTGACCAAATTATCATCTCCAACAACTGCCAACTCTACGTTATCTTTGAAAAACAATGAGGTAGAAGCCATCATATGTTCCCAAGACCAGCGGACTAAAAATTGATTAACCAAGGAATTGACTATAACTGTAAGGCCG